GAAAAGGAAGAAGAAAGAGAGAACATACTGGAATAGGTATGTATGGGAATACGCATACCTATGCAAATAGAAACAGCCCTGGAAAGTCCAAGGCTGTATGAGGGCGGGCGGGATGGCTACCGAGCTTGACCGCTCAAGGTGATCCGAGCTTGACCGCTCAAGCTAGCACTTCCACACCCGTAAGGATGCGTTGATCTTGCTGTTGGGGTCGTTGGCTGTCTTGGCCGAGGTGTTCTTGGCTTTCATCCCCTTCATACGAGCACAGAATGACTTCCTCCTGGCCGCTGTCTTGGGGGAGAGATTCTTGACTCCTCCCTTACGCTCCGCTTCCCTTTTGGTTTCAACTCCCGCATGAATTCCAAGCTTCTTGGCGTAGCTAGGCTTTAGCCCGCCTTCAGGATGATTCTTGCGTGGGTTGAATCCCTTGTAAGGCTTGCGGTCCATGGCTACTGCTTCCCTGTCTGCTTGAATCGTTTGCGGGCGGCTTTACGCTCCGAGGAGCCTCGGACGTTGCCTTCGTAAGCCCCTTGCCGTGCCTTGCCGCCCATTACCGCAATCTCGGTACGTCGCTTCTTGGACAAGGCTCTGGCACGGGCAGGTCCGCCAAGGCGACCACCCTTGCTGCCTAAAGCCACAGCATGTGGGTTCTTGCCCGCACCGCCCTTGGACTTCTTTGCTTGGGCGTTGAGACGGCGAAGATAGGAAGATCCTCTACTCATGGCTTGTACCTATTTAAGTTTATTATTAATACCCTGGAGGATAGCGTCATTCATAGTATCTTTTTGGGTCATAGCTATCAAGCCCTACATCGCGTCTAAGATTATTGGTAAATCGTTTAATGTCCCCAAAAATACTATTAGGTATTTTTTTCGCTTTTCCAGCAGCTTTGGCGACGAAGTTTTTTCTGCGAAGTCTAGCTTTTTGAGTGCTCTTCAAGCTATCTTTGCCTCGATAGTTATACTTTAATCCGCTTTTCAAGTGCCTAGTAGCTTCGTGAAGTGTTTTTTTGTACGATACTTTCTTACCCATATTTTTTAAGGTAAGATGTCTATCAATATGGGCATGGCCACTGTCCCGAGAAGTGTAAGTAAGCCCTTTTTCTTTGTGCTTCTGAATGGCTTTGATTTTTCTTTGTGTTTGACCAGAAGTTTTGATATTTGGAGCTACTTTTTGCCCTCGCAGTAGCTTAGCGCCTTTACCTAACTGGGTTTTGTAACCTGTCTTGGTTTTAGACCCTAAGTTTAGAACAACATGTTCCGGGTTCTTTTTGGCTTCTTTGGCGGAGGTGATTTTGAACTTCTTTGGGGTGTAGCTTCCGCCTGCTTTTTTAGCAGCTTGAACTTTCCGAGCTTCACCTCGATTCAACCTATCAAGATGAGCGTTTAGGGCTACTTTTCGATCCATTTAACTACCCTCGCATGGGAGACTTGTATTCGCCAGCCCCAAAGCCAACACCAGCCTTTTGATGCGCACGGTTCCTAGCGTGGGCGTATCGCATACTCTTAATGTCTTGGGCGGCTTTTTTGCGGATGTTACCGCCTTTTTCAGTAGCCGCCATTACAGGACTGGTCTTGGTAGCCTTCAAGTAGTTCTTGGCGGCTTTATTTTGACGGGTTCGATAACCCATCTCGTTAGTCTTTCGATAACGAGCGCCTAGAGTCTTGTCTTGCAAGAGTCTGGCAATCTTTGCCTGTACTTTTCGAGAAGCCATATTAGCCTTCTTTTTTGCTATTTCATACCCATTCGCTTAGCCTTTTGAGAAGGCTTAGCTTTTACCGCAGTTTTTCTTTCAAGGGGCTTAGAACTAGGTTCAGTAGGTTTTCGACCTAGTATTTTTGCCATTTTTCTTTTGTAAGCCTTACTGGGTTCAAAACCTTTAGCAATTCTAGCTGACCGTTGTGAAGAAATTTCATTTCTTTTTTCAGAATGTCGAGCTATCCTAGCTTCCCAGGCGGACACCCTAGCCATGGTTTTCTTAAACTTAGCCTCCGACTTTGCTAAATTTTTAGACGATTTTATATGTCTGGCAGTATCGCTACGATTTTCCTTAATTACAGTGTCTTTATCGGGCAGACCGATTATTTTTCGACCTTTGTCTAGCAATCGTCGTGCTAATGACTTAGTTTTGGGAACTCTGCTTTTCGTAGTTTGCAGATAGTCTTTAGCCTGTTTGTTGTGTGCAGACCGTAAAGCAGGATATTTTTTTCGATCGTAGTAACCAGCGACTTTTCCTTGTAGCATCCTAACTATCTTTGCCTGTACTTTTCGAGAAGCCATATTAGTCTTCCTTTTCGGTACGCTCTTTTTGAGCTTCGATTTGCTTCTTCAGCATCTTGGTTCCCTTGTGATGCTTCAGATGCTTCTTGGCTTGCCCCGCGTTGTAGCGGGTCTCTTCATGCTTGATGAGCTGACGACGACCCGCTTTGCTTTTACGACAGTGCATACCCAGTTCCTTAGATGGTCGAGTAGACGCCTTGGGCGTAGAGCAAAGTACCAGCAGCCGTGGCATTGTCGCTGTGGAGGAGCAAAGGCTCCCCGAAGTTGCTCACAGCCACCGCCGCTTCCACGTTCTCCGAGCCAAACGTGGTCGTCACGGAAACCGTGGGACGAAGCACCTGGGCCGCGAAACCCTTGCCCGAAGCCGGACGGGACGTTTCGTACATCTTGTAGACCGGAGCGCCCGCCTCGACCGCTTTGACCAAGTTCGAGGCCAACGTCACCGTGGAACCGGAGATCGAAGAGACGGAGTAGGCACCAAAGCTGCCATCGGCGTGCTTGATGACAAGCCAATCGCTACCGGCCAACGTCTCCGTGGTCGCCCCACCGTCCATCTCGTTCACGGTTGCCACATCGTCAAGAACGATGTCCGCTTGGGAAGCGGCAGCATTCGAAGTAGCCGCAGTTTTATGCTGGCACTTCAAGATGTTCAAGGCGTGGGCAGTACCGCCGGAATTGTAAGCCAGCTTGGTGATCCGCGTCTTCTCCCGAGAACCACCCGGAGGGATCACAGCCGTGAAAGCGGTCCCCGCCGTAGCCGTAACCGAACCAACGCCAAAACTGCCCTTGTAGATACGAGCGTCCATTACGCACTCTCCCGTTCTATGCTTGTGTTACCAGTCGCCATCTGGAGGGAACCGAGGTACTCTCGGAGTCGGGTTGACCGACGGCTGGCAACAACATAACGCATAGACGGGAGAGTTGAAAGCGGATTTTTGACTAAATCCCAGCACGCTTCTTTTTGGAGCGTCCAGTCAGTATGCCAAAGATCTTCTTAGCCTTGTTAGCAGCCTTTACTACCAGTTTCTTAGCTGACCTAGCAAAAGATGGTTTTTTTCTGGAAGAGGCATCAAGAATGTTGGGCCTCTGTGTCGGTTGCTGGGGCTGAACGGGCCTCTGTGGTTGGAGAGGCTCTTTGGGCACGTTCCTTGGCGTTCGGTTCGTCGGACTCACGGGAAGCCCTGGAGGACTTGAGGCAGAAGTGCTCCTGGTCTTTGGTCCCGACTTTCGGACACGCTCCGCATCCGACTGCTCCTGTGGATTGGCAGGCGTTTGCGACTGGGCGTTGTTCTTGAACTTCTTGCTCATTCTCGCCATTACATGCCCTTTCGTCGTTCGGCCATAAAGCTGTTGAGCAGGATGTATCGAAGTCCATCATGCTGCTTGGGCAAATACCCGAGAAACCGCGATTGATGCTCGTTTCCGCCATAAATGATAACTCTCTGGGGTTTGATCTTCTCGATAGCGGCCGACAACCAATTGGCAAAAGCTTTGAAGTCTCCGCCGTTCTGAAGGATAGTCCTACACTGCGTAGCTACCACGGGCGTCAACTCGGGAATGGTGTCAATTCCCAAGTCTGCCTTTCTTTCAGTGTATGGAGACAGACTAATCAGCCTTGAAAGGCTTGGAATTACCTTGATTCCTACTTCCTGCCAGTACCTTGCCACGTGACGACTACGGTAAAGATTCCATAGCCGCACAGCGTAAGGCCACTCCTCGTACATCGAAAAGTCTGGAGCCACAATGGCGTTCCAGTTCTCATCCCGCAAAGCCAAGGCGAAGTCGCCTATGGAATCATAGGCTTGCTCGAACCGATAGTCTTCACAGTAGAAGCCCAGCACTCCTCCAGTAATGCCACGCTCCTCCCGATCGAAAGGACGGGACGAATGGCAGTAGTAGGAAGTGGAGCTACTGGACTCCTCGGTCCTGGAGTACGTCCTGTCAGGAACGTCTTCCACAGTAGCAAGCATATCAAAAAGCAGATCGGGAATTCCATAAGGATTGATCGCCGGGAAGAAGATGTCTTCCCGTAAGACCGTCTGCTCCACCCCTTCGGATCTTTCAACAGCGGCGTCCAATTCCTCCTGACGATCCTGGGCTGTTACTGGTTTTTTTCTGGGAGAAAGACTGGTCAGCGGTAGCGGACTGGCCGACATGTCGCCACTGTCGATGGCGTCAGGAATGGCCGCAGTTCGCTCCATAAACGATTCCAGCGTCTTCTTGGTCTCATGGTCCACCTTGTCGAGGAAGTCCCTTCCTTGGGCCACCAGCGTGGTCAGGTTGGCGAATTTCTCGCTATGGGTGGAGTACATGGAGCCAAGCACGTCTTTGGAGTGCAAAAGTCGGCGCTCGGCCTCCTCTGACCACTCGCCCACTAAGACGGGAACAGTCTCCCACCCGGCGTTGATGGCTTCTTCCTTACGACCATGCCCGTCAATCAAACGACCGGTCGCTCGGTTATAGACCAACGCATCCGCCCACCCATCGGTCTTGATGGCTGCCCGAAGTCCCTTACGTTGGCTTTCAGGATGGATCTTCCAGTTGAGTGGATTATCCGCCAAAGTACGAGGGTCTACCCATACCAGTTCCTGGATGCCTTGGGGTGGAGCATCGGAGGCCACTTTTCGTTTCTTGCTCATTCGTCGTTCTCCACAAGGATCGCCTTCTTCTTCAGTTTCTTGATCTGGGCCGGAGGAGTCTTTCCCCTGTCTGAAGAGGTCAACCCCGCCAAGTTCCAGATGGAGCCGAAGGTCGGGCTAAACTGCCACAGGTTGGAGTCTCGACCCGCTCCTTGCCCATTGCCCACTTTGGCTCGATGAAGAACTCCCAGCTTTTGCAGATCGTCCACGATTCTTCGGAGCGAGGTCTTGGGGACCTGGAGACGGGCGGCGATCTCGTCAGTTGTCAGTCCGCCAGACTCCTGGCACTTGGCAATCAACTGGCAAACTTCCATGGAGAAGCCCCAGACCGTATCCACTGCGGCTTTGCGGACGAGACGCATCACCTCGTCGTCCATGCGGGTTTTTTTCTGGAGTAGAAGCAGGCAAATGGCCAGCTTTACAAGCTGCTTGGCCACACGAGGACCGCCCTCCGCGCGGGGACGCACCGAGATGTCGTCGCCGTCTTTGTGGACGATAGCACGCAGGTAGCCCACCACCAAGGAGAGGTTGCCGATCTGGGTCCGGTACTCGTCCGTGATCTCGGGCAGGTTGTTGTAGTCCACACGGATCGAGGACAGAAACTTCTTGATCGACTCCCCAAGGATCTGGAGTTTACGAGTGCGGCTGGCGTCCTTCACCACCCCGTTCATGGCCGCAAGCGTCACCGCCATAGGATCGTAGTCGTCGCCCAAAACTTCGATCTTGAGAAACCGCTCGCCTAGGTCCGCTTTGTTGTCCCGGCGAATGACATCGGTAACAGCGGCAACCATGGAAAAGTACACGTCCTCCTGGTCCACAATCTTTCCGTTGCCGTAGCGGATGCGTACACGACCGCCATAAGCCTCCCGAAGCATTCCGTAAAGGTCTTCCTGCTGGGCCGAAGGCATCGCGATGATCGTCGTGTAATCCTGGATGAGCAGCGTTCGGGAACGAAGCAGCGGGAAGATCGAGACATCCTCGTCGGAGCCGGGTACTTTCCACCCAGAGACTAACTGCGTGGCGGTGATCTTGCTGATCGTCTCGCAGTGCTCCTTGTCGAACGAGAAGGCGTCTACGATCGCTGTCTTGCTTGTGGAAGGCGGACCTACCAAAAACATCCACAGAGGGTCTCCAGGAACCCTGGCAGCCACGCAGGAAGCTGCGACTAGAGTGCAAACGTCCGCAAAGGTTCGATCGACATGGTAGACGTTTCGGAAGTCTTCCAAAACCTCATCCCAACTGTTTCGATCCACGTTGATGTCATCGGCGATAACTTCCACCAAATTCTCCATGATAAACGATTCCAATCCTTCTGAATCTTTCTTGTACTGGTCTCGAATGTCCCACTTCTCTGGTGTTCCTTCGGGCCATGCCAAAGCTCGTATCCGCTTTGGAGGAACACGTGAGCTGTACAGTGTGTTAGTGGCTAGCCTAGTTCCATTTCGACCGGCCTCATCATTGTCGTACAACAAGATAACATCTTTTCCTGAAAAGTAATTAGCCCATTCAGGCTTGAATGAAGCACTTCCAGGAACCCCTAAAACAGTTCTTTCAGGGAACTGTTCCATCAATACAAGAGCATCCCATTCTCCTTCGGCTAGTAAGACTCTTGGGTCGTAATCGTCTGGAACTAACCTACCGTATAAGTGCTGAGCACAGTTAGGCGTTCCCTTGATAAATGGCTTTTTTCCATCATCCCATTTGCCCCATACCTTGAGGTTGACCAACGAGGGATTACCAGAGCTTGTATCCAGTTTCCATACAGGTATCAACCATTTGTTTAGATGAGGAGATTTGCAGACCCCATTACGGGTAAGCGTCTTTACGGAGATTCCTCGCGAGTATGAAAGATGCTGCAACAAATCAGGACTTGTACTGGCTCTGCATTTTTCCCAGATCCTTCTAAGGAACGTGTAGAGGTTTCCTCGATTGCCTAGATCTTCGCACTTGAAACACCTCCACTGGCCAGTCTCCGCTTTTACTGAAAAGTGATACTCCGATCCACAGAATGGGCAATCAGCTACTAAGTTTCCTTCATTGTTTACCTCTAAGTTTACTCCATGAAATGCGAATGAATTAGCAAAGTTCCGAGTGCTCATCTACTCCCTCAATTCTTCCGAGCAATCCCAAGACTTGGTTACTAACGACATCTCGGCCGGTGTTGCGACACCATAATCCCGGCCAGCCCTCTCCATCAACCGCTTCAAGTTGTTTCCATGCTGAACTAAATTTTTTCTGGGAAGAGATATGAAGTCGGCGATCAACTCATCATGTACCTGCAAAGTCAAAAAAGCGTGATTGTGGGACTTTGTAAGCCTACACAGATTTTGTAGGTACTCGTCCCAGTATACCATAGCTCGTTTAACTATCAAGCCCTCTAAACCTTGCACCTTGTAACAAACACCAGTGTAGCCTTTAGGCATACCGTTTCTTGGGTCAATAGGAACATGCAGTCGGTATCCTGCCACGTCTACATAACCATCTCGTGATACTTGCTTGCTTGTTCTTTCCAAGTAGTTTACGGCGTTGGGAAAGAGCCTATTTACCGTTTGCCAGATACTTGGGTCGCCTGACAGAGCGGTAAGCTTGTTTTCGCCCGCCCCAAAGATGAACCCAAAGTTGATACCTTTGGCTACTGTTCTTTGCTGCTTTGTGGGATTGTCTGTTTTGTAGACTTGGCAAGCTACGAAGTCGTGTGCGTCCCAGCCTTCCTCGAAAGCATCAATGAGCTTAGTCTCTCCAGACACGAAAGCGAATATTCGAAGTTGTAACTGACTGTAATCCGCGTCAAGCCACACCCGACCTTCCGCAGGTCCAAAGACTTCTCGAATGTTGTAAGTGTCCTTCGAGACTTCCATGTCTTGCTTGGAAGGATCAACGTCTACGGCTTTTGCCGCGTTTTGTAAGTTTGGGTTTGAAGATGATAGTCTGGTTGTGTCGGTTCCAATTGGGTTGAAGCTGGAATGCAGACGACCATTGTGCTGCTTTTCTTGGTACGACACGAGATAGTTCGCTGTCGTCATGCACTTTCTAAAAGCCAACAATTTGTCCAAAAATGGATGCTTACGTGTTTGGTAAAGATGTTTAAGAACATGCTTGTCGGTACTAGGTCCAGTCTTTCCGGTTTTTATTACCGGAAAACCTAGCGTGTTAAACAACACTTCTTGAAGCTGCTTAGGCGAGCCTGGATTGAACTCCGGGTTGGCTACCATATCTCTCATTACGCCAAGCAGCTCATCACTTCGTTCTTTATAGTGGTTTACTCTATCGTTCAATACTTTCAGTCTAAGAGAAACCCCTCGATCTTCCATGCCTACTAAGACAGGTATCAATTTTAACTGTCTACCATAATGCTCCAGCAGATCGTCTTCCTGGCAAAATGCAAACCACAACCCCATGGTTCGTTCAACGTCGCAAAGGGCGTAACGGGACAGAGCGTGTCCCCATTCCTCGTCATCAGCCAAACCTGCTTTGATAAGCTGTGCGGGAACCCAACCATCCGCCTTCATCCAAGACTCGCCTTCCAAGTCTTTGTTCTCGGCTTTGATGATTTTCCAGTTGTGTTTCTTGGCTACCCGTCGAGCGGAAGCTATGCACGCAAGAAGAGCTTCCTCGTCTTCTTTTGAGAAGTCCAGATACTTGTAAGCTAAGTCTTTAAGCTTGTGACTTTCCCGGTTATTGAAAAGATGGGAAAGCAGTAGTGTATCTTGGATTTTTTCTGGAGGAACAAAGACGCCAATCGCGTTCAAGGCGTGTATGTCGAACTTGGAATTGTGAAACACAACCCAGTCGTAAGAGTTTATTTTGTCTTGGATCTCTTGAACCGTAGTAGCCGAATGCTCGACATTTCGAGTAAACGGGTCTACTTCAAAATTCCAGACAAACGTATTGCCGTTTGAATCACAGGCAGATACGCAGTAGGGGAGATCTCCCCTGTGAAAATCGACACCAGTACATTCTGTGTCGATAGCGATAGCACATCCAGCAACCATTAGCTACTCCTCCAACGGTTATTGGTTATTGATTATCAGTGATGCGGGCAGGATTCGAACCTGCTTGGCAGTCGACTGGCTACCCACGTGGAGTCATGCACATCTGCCTCGCCCCACGGTCGTCTCGCTAGCGTGTTCCCACCACGCCGCCGCATCAAAAAATGGTCTTCTCACACCCGCTCTAAAAAGAGCCGTCGGCAGTTTCGAGCGAAGCGTTTCCGCAACGCTGGGACGTGTGTTTTTACCGCTGCCCAGACCATTCACTTCCAAAGTAGCGGGAGCCGGATTCGAACCGGCGACCTCCGGGTTATGAGCCCGGCGAGCTGTCCAACTGCTCCACCCCGCATCAGTCGCCGTCTCTCCGGCGTGTCACCGACTCCGTGCTAAGCATGTACGGTTCTGCTCGTTGCTGTCACGGTCCAGACGTGCATCAGTCACTAGCCTCCTGCACGTATCCGCTTGCCTAACCGGCCATCCGGTCGGTCTAGTGCGGAACTCGCTCTTGTGTTGTCGCCGTCTCTCCGGCGTGTCACGTGCGTTGTCTAGGCGGGTAGCAATCCGCCGCATGTCGGAATTCGCGTCATGCTTTGCTCCGCTTTCACCCAAGTCGCAGGGGCCGATCACTGGCCTTCGCCGTAGCTCGGCACGCTACTTACTTCAAAAGAGATGCGGGCAGGAATTGCACCTGCGATAAGTTACTGCTATCGGTTATTCGCGTAACCCAGGCCATTTCAACCGTGGTAACGTGTGTCCCTGTCCACACCGCCGCATCATGCAATCGCCGCCCAGATGGACGGCGACTGATTTCATTCCACGCATGACGGACGAGTTATTCCGAAACCTCCTCCTTGTTCACAAACTGAATCCACAGAGCGGTAGGCTCCTCGGGACTAGTTCGCGTCTTCAGATGCTTCCCAGCCTTCTTCGACTTGGCGTAAGCCATACACCGCATCGACTTCGGACTGCAATCAAAATCCTCGCCCCGAACCAGCTTTCGGGCCTTGCCGTCCATCCATTCGCCCCACGGATACGAGACCGAACGACCAGTGGACGCGGACGGCAATTGATCCAAAACTTCAGCCATTACTCTTCCTCCATCTCAATTTCAACTTCATCCCAAGACACGTTTGCAATGGTTCCTGCCTTGGGGTCGCTAGCTAACCGAATACTACAAACCCGTTTTTGCGGGTTCGACAAAACGACTTGATACGATTCCTCAGATCCGCCCGGCGGCTGGTACAGGACACAGTCGCCCTTCTCCACAGGCACCTCCTCGGTATCGACCTCTTCTTCCGGTTCCTTCGACTCGACTTCTTCCGTCTTTTCAGCGGTCGCCGCTTCCACAACCTTGTTTGGGTAAACATTGAGGTATGTCTTCCCATTTCCGGCTTTTTTCGAGGAAACATTGATCTGAATAAGCGGAGAGTTCGAGGCCAGATCCTCAAAAGCCATAGCCAAGGATTCGGGTTCCGGCTTGACCTTGTTAAGCCCCATTCGCTGAAGATCAATACCAATCTGATTGAAGATCTCTTCCTCAGACAACGGGGAGTCAGGACGAGTCTTTCCAAAGTCGTACCGCTTTGTAACCACTACGTCCTTTTGTGGACCCTTGTCAATCTTGAAGCCGATACGAGCGTTAGGCACGCTATTGTAGGCTCCAAACTTGATACCGTTAATGCGTGCTACGTACACCCCATCCGGGATGTCAGGAACCGCATTAGGATCTTTGGCATTAGCAAGTTGCTTCAGTCCTTTCGCCAAGTTAGGCGACTTCTTGAAGGCTGCCAAAAACTCGCTCTTGCCATTCTTCGATTGCTCAGCCATGACTACTCCAAGTAAACAAAAACAGAAGATACAGAATACTAACCTACTACACCGCCCGTGTCAACTCCCGTCCTTATCTTTCTTCTTTTTCTTTCGATAAGGAATCGTGGTTTTTTTCTGGGAGAGATCATCGGTGTCAACGTCGTCTCCAAGCTCCTGGCGAAGGGCATCGTCCGCATCCAGCATTTGATTGCCGAACCCCTTGTCCAGACTCTCAAAAGCTTCCGCTGGCGACTCACCCAGCAGCATTGTCTTGATCGGGTGCCCTTCCGGGTCCAAGAACCGATCAGCGCTGCCGCAAGCACACCAGAGGTCTTCATGCCCTCGCAGGAACAATGCCCGGCGACCACCTCCATAGTATCCATAATAAAAAGCGTAGTCCGCCATAGCCTTAATCGTTGTCAAAGGTGAGTCTGACAATGTGGGGCTTAAGATAGGCTGCACCGCTCCATTGCGAAGCTCCAGGTCACGCCACTTGGCATGGGACGTTAGGACAAGTCCTTTTCCACTGTGATGGATCTTCGTTAGAAGTCCTTCAAAGGTGTCCTTGATCTCTCGCCACGTAGCTCCAAAATCCTTGATAGTTCCAGGATGGTCAATGCCCTTGGATTCGCACACGTAGTCCAAAGCCGATTCGTACAACCGGTCGGCCGTGTCGAGGCCAATCGTCTGAACCGTGTCATCTTCGATCGCCGCATCGACAAACGCTTCCACAGTCTCCCAGCCAGCAGTGATGTCAACCTGCCGAATACGAAGGTTTCTTCGTCCCGGTTCCAGCATCCCCACAACGGCTCCAGGAAACTGGGAAATCAAACTGGTCTTGCCGATACCTTTCTCGCCAAAGATGAAGATGAAATAGCTCAGCAGCTTCTCGGGCGGCTCATTCAGCTCTTCAGGACCAGGAATTCTCATTTTCTTTTTCATTCAGACAACTCCTCAACAGTTTCCAACTCAGGAAAAATGGACGTTTTCTTGCGTAAACCAGAGTATGTTCCGGTAGTCAACAAGTCGAAGTAGTCACCCCGTCGGCCAGAAGCCAGTCCGTCGTAGATACCGAAAGGGCGGCGGTAGTGGTATGGACTCGCCCACGGCTCGAAAGGGTTCTTCTTGATGGAGTCCCACCAAAGAACCACGTGTCGAAGCAATGGGTCAAATTGTTGATCGAGCCACTTATTGAGACTGTCCGCCTCCAACCGAACGATGAACCTGTGATAATAGAAGTCCGGCCGAACCACTACGTCTTCTTTCAGCCGTAGTCCAAAGTCTCGAATCGACTCGCACATCCCCGTCTTTCCACCCTTGCGAGGTCGAATGGCTGGACGGCGAATCACGTTGTAAACAACACCTTTGACCGGTTCATTAAACGTCTTGGTGATCGACAAGCAGTACAGCATCGTCTGAAGATCTTGTGGAAGAGTGTACCGAAGACCATCAGAGTCAATGTCATCCTTCGTCTTGGTCTCAAAAAGCCAGATGGAGTCGTTGTCCTTGGATTCCCGAAAAACACCATCCCACTTCCCTCGAAGACGAATATTGCGGAGTGTTCCATCCTTCATATCCAGAGGGTACAGGATGTCGAACACTTGCTCCTTGGCCAAGAACCTCATGGAGGCGTCGTCAGCCCGCCAAACCTTGTCGTAGCCGTGGAGAATGCCTTCCACCATCGCCATGAGGATTTCCAGATCCTCACGCTGATTAGGAAGAATCGACGTGCCTTCCAACTTTGAACGCTGAAAATCCCGTAGCGATTTCTCGTAAGGATCTGGATACTTCTCCAGGGCGTAGTGAAAAGCGTTGCCGAATTCCATCGAGGTCCGTAAACCCGACTCGGACCAGCCTTCCACCGTCGCCAAACGAAACCGCTCGGGACAGACTACAAACTTTGCCAACAAACTGTAAGTCAGTCCATCTCGATACAGATCCCACATAGGATCTAATGACCGTGCCGGTTTTTTCTTAACCGGCTTCAATGGCTTGTACGCTTTTCTTTTAGACATCCGCCACCTCCTTGGTAGTTTGAATAGTAGACCAAGGAAGGCTTTGAGTCAACTCCCCTAACTATTTTTTCTGGGAGAGAAGAGGCGGCGCGTTGTGCTAGCTCTAAAGCTAGATCTGTACAGCCTTTAGAGATTAGATACTCGCAGACTAGGCTTTGGAGATCATTGCTGTGACAGGCGACCAAGTACCCTTCATGGTTTTTATTTCCAAGACAGAGCACTACAGTCTTGTCCTCCTTTTTGGCTTTCGGCAACTCCTCCAGGTAGAGACTCCAGAAGGCGCTGCGAAGACCATGCTTGCAACTGATAAACAGTCGTGGATGCAAGGAATCGGATCGAGTTACCTTGGAGTTGCCGCCCGACAAGGCGTTCCTGGTAGACCCAAAATCCACGGCAACTCGACGCTCAAAAGCTTTCCAAGTGGAACTGTGCATTATGCGTTCTCCGATAGCTGCATTTTTGGGGCTAGTGCTCGAACAATCAACTGATCCACAGACTCATGCACAGTTTCATGGAATTGAAGGAATACACGTTGCAAGTAGATAGCGTCCGCCAGATGCGTGGGTCTCTGGTAGACTACTGGCCGCTTTCGAGCGTCGTATCGCAAAGAGATTTGAGGAACCCGTCCAGGATGCTCTGGCGGATACCCCTTGGGCTGAAGCTTCGCATGGTTGTACTCGTTGCGAAGCTTGGCGATGGTGGTGTTGCCCGCCTCGATACTGGAAATGGTTCGAGGCTCATGGCTGAACTCCTTCTTCAGAACTTGAAGGAGAGTTTTGTCATTCCAACGATTATCAGAATGCTCGTTGAGACGGAATAGCTGGCTAACGAAAACATTGAATCCAGCGTGCGTCTTGTTGCCCGCTACCCTGGAAAGCCTACGGTAGTTGTCGGGACACTGCTCAATTCCAGCATAGATCTCGAACGGATTCTTGATTTCTTCGTCCATAGTTTCCTCCATTCGCTACCTTAGCGTGGAGGATAGCCTAAGTCAAGACGCTGGAACTAAAGTGATTTTTGAACCTTTCCAGCCATTGTCCGTACGCTTTAAGAAGTCAATCACCCCTTTTCGCCAAGATCGCCCTTCACCAGGATAGCGTTTTCCTAATCCAATCAAGACTAGCTCATCGGCGTTTACGCCCCATCTGTATTTGTCGGCTCTAAGAGAGTCTACTAAGATAGATCCTGTAATAGTGACTTCTACTTTACCACAAGGTTTGAAGTCTAAAACTTCGCCTGTAGACTCTATCTTGTACAAACCTTCAATTGCTTTGTAGTTAGGATAGTACAAAGATCCAGGCCAGCTTTTTGACCAAGCATTTTTGGCCTCTAATACGACTTGACTGTATTTCAACACAGAAAGCTCGTGACCTTCTACAAGATGAGGCTTTCCTTGGCAGCAATGTTGAAACACAAGATTGCCTTCAAAGTCGTACTGCTCGATAGAAGGCCATCGCCAATCCGGCATTTGAGGCATCGCATACGAAGTACCACAAGCTCTCCAAGCTACGCGAAAGGTGCTTTTGTCACCGTACATGTGTTGATAGAACCAATCACTGTGTTCGTTAATCCACTGTGATACTTGAAGCTCACGCCAGCATCGGCCCTTGTTTATAACCATTTGCCCTGATTCAAAATCAGGACCAGGATCGGCAAACATTCCATGGGATTCCCAAAACTGCTTTGACGGAGCTGGAGCGGGCGTGTTGGAAAGATCCGGCCAAAAAATAGATCCATGCTCTAAGTATTGTTCTGTTGAAAATAAATAACTAGGGTCTCTAGCTACAATACAATCGGCATCTAAATACATCACCTCTTCAAAAGGGCAATGTATCATCGCAAACGCTTTCAACTCCCAACCGTACAGAATCCTTGGCTTTTTCTCCAAGGTGCGAACTACTGATGAGGCGTCAACGCACTCGACCCCAATAGAGCGAGCGTAGTTGACCATACGGGCGTCCATCTCTTCCCGGCCCAAATACCAGAATTGGACCGGCAAGAAGCACCCAGAGGCTCGTAGGGCCGCTACAGAGGCTAAGGCGCACTTGAAGTAGATCTCCCCTCCTGCCCCAATGACGATCCCTCGGCCGTTGTATTTTTTTCTGGGATAGGAATAGGAGGCGTTGGATTGTTCCAGGAGAGCTGTCTTGTAAGCTTGGGTAGTAACCTTCCAGTTTCTCCAGCCATCAGGGAGAACCGAAGGATCTTTGTTGAGCAGTTCCATGAACTGAACTACAGGCATCTCCAAGTCGGCCTCAGGCTCTCGAAACCCACACTCGGCACAAGCCCGGTAGCCGTTGTTTCTGGATAGTGAGCTACCTTTGCCTAGTAGCTCGACAAAGCACCACCCTGGTCCTGCTTTTTCACTAGAACACTTGTGTACGTAAGAAATTCCAGAGCAAGAGCTGCATCCAGGTTGCACCACCTTTTCAGGGTTCCTATGGATACAGCCATAGTATTCCTCTGGCCCTACAGAGTATTCTATTTCTTTGGGAAGGCTAATTTTCCAAAGTCTACGATAGTGTAGGTTATAAGTCGCAAGCCAACACATCCGACATTGGTCGGGTGTATAAGTCGAGCTTTTAACTCCTTTACACTCACGAGGATGTCCAGGGATCTTATCTTTGAATGATATAGTGTTCATTCTGTTATAACCAAAGTCCAAGGATCTATGCAACTACCACCGCAAGCGCTAGGAGGAGCTGCTGATGTAATCTCGCCGTACAAAGGTTCGCAATCTATGCTATTGAAAGGTGGCCACAAACTGGTATTGGTCGGATCTACGCACTCACCCGTAGTACATCCGTCAAAACAATATTTCAAGAAAAACGAAGCTGGATCGGAATCTGCACCTATAGCCACGCGAAAGAACCCAATACCTGGACCTGCTCCAAATGTTCCGCTACCGCTGTAGTATTTTATACAGCTTCCTTTATCGTTGCTTATGAACTCATCGTAGAGCGTTAATTCTATTACGTTAGTTCCACAAAAGTCAACGGTAAGATACAGGGTATTTGGAAGTTGTTGAATACAATAGCATTTAGCACCGCAACAACAAGCAGGGTCCATAGCCACACCAGCAGGCTTTATTAGAAGAACCCCGTTGTTGAACATTATCGGCATAATGCTACTTTAAGTTATAGTAATTTTGAACCCACCAACGCAAAGTGCTGGATCATCAAATTCATAAACCCATACAGGATTTCCAGCAAATCCCGTATCTGCACATTGTCGTTTTGCCAAAACACCTGCCACAATTGTACTAGTGCCAGTGATTCTATATGAAAAAGTCAACGTAGACGTGGATTCAGTGGTAAGTTGCTTGCACAAAAATTCAAAATAAATATTGAATCCGCAAGCATTCATAGTCCCTGACCAAAGATGGAACTGTGTAAAACCTCCAGGAGCCTGGGCAGTTGACTTTGCTAATGTGAAAAACCCATTCATGCACTCACAGCCTGGAAAACCTTGTACTGTAGCGGTAAGATTTCCTTCAGGCATAGGATCACAGCAAGGAACCGGAGGCGTAACGTCTTCTCCGCTGCCACTGCCGCTTCCTGATCCACTTCCAGTTGCGCAGTCCGCTCCGATGTGAAGAACCTCATCGTAAGGATCGCACGGGCAAAGCACGTAAGCAGGCTCGTATCGGCCTTTAATGTACAAGCCGTCCACCCACCAGTCGGTCAATATCTGACGAGCTTCCGCATTGACCAAAGTAAAATCGCCAAGGGAGTCGGCACAGGTTTGTAATGAAAACTTCTGTGCTCGGTACTTAACCTTGCACTCGTAGCTTAGCGTATTGCGTCCTGTAGGATTTCCGTATGTGTCAAGTTCAGGTACGCAGCCTGGAACATTAGTAAATTGGTCTATGACAATCTGAAACTCATCATGCTCTACTTGAAGAATTTGGTATCCGCCATTTCCTTCGTTCAATTCGCAATTGTGAAAAGCGACAAATTTTTTGTTGGCTTTTGCGGCTAGCTTTAGCGGGTTTTCTACTTCATAAACGGGAGTTACGTCCTTGCAAGCAGTGATATCTTTGAGCTTGTAGCTTTTTGGAATCCCCTTGTCGGCTGGGCACATCGCGGCTTGTAGTTCACCGGTGTACAGCGTGAAAGAACGAGGAACGTAAGCCACTACCCAACGACGGGTTTGCAAATGCCAAAAAGCCATTACCCGAGTGTCTTCGGCAATCTTCTGCGGCCAGGGGTTGTGAAGATTGATGAGCTTGGAAGTTTCAGCCCAAGTAATCTTACTATTTCCCGTATGGGTTCCGTACAATACTTTTGCTTGGCCAACATCTTCTTTTGGGATGTCTCCCCCGTACACCTTGCAAAGTATCATCCTGTCCGTAGGCTCATGGGCACGGGCAACATCAGGCGGAGCCACAGACTCCCAAGCCAGCATTGAATTGACGTAATGCTGCCCAAGGCCCATTATCTGGTCTTCTGGAGTGTAATGTAGAGGCGACAAAAGGATCTCCGTTCTTGATCCTCTGCCGATCTCAAACCAACGAACACACTCGACTTCAGGGCCAGGAAGTATCTCGGGATGATAGCCTAGGTACACCCCATGCAGAACAGGATTGTTTCGGTAGCTCTTACTCATCAAGTAGCCTTCCGCCACGTCTGTGGCTCGCTGTGTCAGGTCAGCGGCATTTAGAAGGCTACCCTGCTCATCGTAGTAAGCACAAAGGGAATCATGTAATGCTACGTTAGTACCTTGTATCGGCTGCAAATCGGTAAACAAGGTAGACGAAGTATATTCTTCTTTGTACAGAGGTTTGCTAAGCCAAGCATCTTTTCCGGTCAAAACTCGAAAATTAGGGTCTGTTCCAACTACGTTTTGAAAAGCATGGTACGCAGTGTGGAAATACACAGTGACTTTTTCAGGAATACCCAAAGCCATCTTACGGTCTGGATAATCCCAAGACATGTCCTTCGTGTAACCTTCATTACGAAGAACTTGCTCAAACTGTTGGATGTTTTGGTTTTTTCCTTTGGGAGCAATTGTGTATTGACCCAAAAGATTTGGATAAACCGTATGCCCGGTTGTATCCAAAATGTAGTTAATAGCGTCCCAAGCATTCATACCCCTAAACTGGTAGTTTTCTGGGGTGTGCGTAGGCCAACTGACATCGAAGATTGGAGAACCCATGGGAGACGGCAGTTCGTTCCAAAGATCCTCCACAATCTGCTGCCAAGTCCAAACGGAACCTCCGTTAAGAGAGAATCCGTAGTAATCTGGCTGATCTGAAGTATTCAGGTACTGATAGGAACGGACATTATAAACTTTGTCCACTGCTGAATAGTGGGCAATGGCTCGTGCGTCCACCAACTGTACAAGATACATCACTTCCGCGACGTTCTTGACATTCATCCCTGTAACCGCGTCCATTCTAGCTATGGCTAGATTGTTTATGGTTACGCCGCCTTTGTAACTGTCGTAAAACTGAATGTAGTAGTCAAACTCATTCAACCCTACCTTCAACTCTTCAATGTCACGATGTAACATCAGCAGATAGCCAACACTAGGATGCTTGCCCCGAGGCATCGTGAAACTATTGGCTTTTTCCCAGAACTTGTACGGAGAAAGCTCCGCCTGCGTCATGCCCATAGCCAACTGGGCAGGATCACAGGCGTGTTTTTCCGAGCCAAAAGACTTACCTAGTCTAATAGCGTGATCGACGAACAGTGGAGCTGGCATTGGTTATTTTCTGGGAGAGAACTAGGCGTTGGGAGGCGGCTGGTTTTGATCCGCTGCTTGGTCTGGCGGGATCTCTTGACCTGCCAACTGGTTGTTGGGGTCAAGCGGGTTGTTGGGAGCGTTCGGGTCGTTGGGGTCCGATTGGACACTCGACCCGTCTTCGAGCGGTTGGGCTGTAATCTCATATTGGACATCTGCTCCAAAGTTGAGACCTACCAAATATCGCATGACCTGCTTGTCAAAGTCAAGTACCAGCCACTGGATCAATTCCAGCAACACTGAGTAGAACGCCATCTGAGGAACTTGCCGACCCGAAGAAGAGCCGAATCCCGTTTCTCCTCCAGAAGAAATAATCTCTGGAGGAATGCCCAAAGCTTCCAGCACCTCGTCCTTGAGAAGATTGCCGTACTCCAATAAACCCGCTGGGACAGGGTTTCCCGAGGGTGGGACGTATTCCCAAGCTTTACCCGTACCATCCGGTCCCGTCGTGTTAGGAAGCGTCAGGACGCCTCCAGCACGCCTTTTTTCGAGCATCTCGCGGGCGTAGTCCCGAGTAGCCTTCGGACCCGTGGTTGTGGCGATCTGCCCAGGCGGATGGTAAAGGGTGCCGCCGTCAAAGCTGTTCTTCAGATACCAAAGCCGTCGAATGGCTCGGTAGCCATCCTCGCTCCACTGCTCCCACCAGGGAACGTGAGCACCGAACAATCGGGAAAGCCCAAACCAAGGATTCCGGTCGCGTTGATGGATGTGGTACAACCCCTTCGGGAAGCCGATGTACCTTCGTCCATCATTTGCTGGTGGAGTCCCCTTGTTCGGCTTGAAGTAATCGCCCGAGTAATCGAGAGATTCCGCAAACTGATCGGCTGTCCGCACTGGCTTGATGTTCCGCACGAGGAAGCCGCAGATAGATCCCTGCTTGGTTACAGGACGGCAGTCGAGAGATTCCAAATCCCGGACGTTATCGAAGTAGATTCGATGGTCTTCCGAGTTGTACCGATACTCCACTTCCGAGGCCGAGTAACCCCATTCAAGGGCCTTGAGAACCCGGCCAGCCGCGACTTGCATGAACCTTTTCAGGTTTTTATTGATGTAATCGGTAACGTCGCTACGACTACATTCCACCTCGAATTTGCTCTTCGAGATGATCGGCCCTTTGATTAGCCAAAGACCAAAGATCACCCGAGGGTCGCAAAGCATCTCACGCACAGTGTAGTACGTGAAAGGGGGCCTATTACGATTTAGGAATCCGTAGTAGCCCCACATCCCGTAGGTTCCCCACGGGACATAATCTTCGCTGATCGGCGTAGAATGAAGAAGGGCGTCCGCATCAACTTTAACGTCGGGATTGGCCGCACCCGGAAAGCGTGGAGCGTCTTTAGGGGGAGTGTAGTCCAGCTCGCTCGGCGGTGCGGCGTCCATCAGCATATTGGAATTTGCCGATGGGTCAACCCCTCCTTCAAAACCTGATGGCTCGTAAGCCATCGTGTCTTCGGAAGGAGCGTTAGTCGTGTCGAACTTTTTCTTCTTAGCCATTGGTTCTCGGTTCCTGAGCAAGGATGGCGTAAGCCTCTGCTTCTTCGGCGATCTTCTTGTCTTTGGTCGCCAACAAGTACAGAGTATACCAACCCTTGGGATCAAGATCCCGATTTTGTAGGCGGCCCCGGAGTTCTCTATGGGCTTCTAATTGCGGCATATTTCTTCGATACAACTCAACTTCCAAATCTGAAAGCTTAGAAGTGTCGAAGCCATAAAACTCCGCTACTGAAGCCCGGCCATAAAACCCTGGGTAAGGCTCTCCATCTTTTTGACGATAGCACACGCCAAGAGGTAAGCCTCAGTTGCTGTGAACTCTTGACCAAGCCGTTCTTTCAGGCTTTCCGCAAACCGATTAGGCCAAACGCCTTGCCCTAAACCACGTTTCTCCTCCGTGCTTAGATCGACTCCACTTTGACTTTGGGCAATCCAAGAGTGAAGTACAACAAGCTCTTCGGACAAAATCGTCTTGCCATCTCGAACGTACGTGAATTTTGTGTCCATAGCCTTTACAGTGCAGGAGGTTGGTAAATGTTCTTGAAGTCCGCTTGAGAAATATACTGCTCACCTTCGGCATCGGTCAATAGCTCTTTGATGAAATTAACCGAAGGATTAAGAGGTCTAGGAATTGTGTATACAATTTCCCAAGAGGAAAAAATCAAACGTACTTTACCAGATTGACCTACTACTTTATCTAGTACAGTTCGGCTAGACACTTGGATAGGCTGCATTACTTGATTGACACCTGCTATCTTTACCGCGTATAGCATTGGCGGCTTTATTTGATAGCAGTATCGAAGCGCATAGCCCTTCATTACAATGTAGGTTTTACCCGCACCCATTTTCTGGACAGTAGGTTGGCCTGACTCGTCAGACGCTCCCATAGCATAAGCCGCACTTGCTTGTGACGAAGTACCGCCCGTTGGGAACTCCAAATTATGGTTAGGATACCCGCCGTAGTATTGACTGTCTTGGTAATACTGATTTGGGTAATTGTAAGAAGGAACGTGTTGGATTGTTGGTTTGTAGTCGATAATCTCGTACCAATTCTTGTACTCCAACCAGCTTTTTTCTGGAGGAGGACAGTTCAGGGTGAAGATGTTAATGAAGCCTTCGGGAGGCACTGCTGGAGACTTCTGTCCGTAACTAGGCTCCATCGGACCAAAGTTGCAGGTGTTGACTAGATTTCTAGTGCCTTGCAAATTGAAGTTTACAGCCCCTTGTCCCGTTTTCAAGTTGTTGGGAATACCGCTAAGCCAAGCATCCCAAGTATTGTTACCTTGGCGTACAGGGACGAACAACTCACTATATACTAGATGATTTTCCAAGCTAGAAACAAGTCTGTACCTAAAATCAAACGACATGCTTCTTCCAAATACATCTTCCTCGTAAGAATGGCTTACCGGAAGATACGAAGAGCTTTTTGGCAGCAGCACGCCTTTATTGTTCATTATGGGAATACCATTTTGAACATTGATGGCTGTAGTTAATTTTGACTTAACGATAGTCAAGAACGCCAAGTAAGCTTGGTATTTGGAAGCTCCCGGCACTACCGTAAAACTACCTTTGATTTCGTAGTCCCATACCGTAAAAGCTGGTTCATCTCCTTGGCTTCTTAAAGATACTGTGGCATTGCAATCTATGACGTTCTTGTAGTACGGAGTTTCCGATTTCAATTCCGTGTCCACAATACGCCAATCAAGCCGCTTGGCGTCTCTTCCCACGTCGTAAGAAATTGTCCTCTTAAAACCTTTCAGGTAAGGAAACATGGTGGTTATCATGTTTTTTACGAACGTGTCATTGACCACCTTCACCTGATATACTGGACCAACCGCTTGCACCGTAGGACTGGTGTACTGCATGTCTTGCAGTAAACGACCGGCTATCTCAGCAGATCCTGAAATAGTTCGGTTCGAGTAGCCTAGCTCATCAATCGACCAAGAGATGTCGTAGACAAACTCCGTAATGGGGTTGTCATACTTGGCTTGGGTTTCAAGGTTGTACGGAGTGAGGCAGTAAACAGGTTGGCCTGCGTTGTTCTGGTAGCTAACGCAGCAAATCGGCAAGCATACTTCAACGCTCCAGACAAGTCGGTAAACCCTTGAAGCACCAATTGGCTCAAGAATTTGAACTACGGGTCGAGGACCATAATTCAAATCCATTCCTGGTTCAACGCGAAATACTAGAGTTCCTACGTCTACCGGATCAGCCGTTCCGAAGACGCCATCAATAACAGGATCTTGGTTTTTATTGTTACCAGGAGCAGCAAATACTGGCCCAGTTTTAGACTGGGGATCAATTCTTTGATTCTGTCCAACACCTTTTGCACAGATGTAAAAAGGTAGGCCGGGAATCGACAAATCCCTACGGGCTTGTGATTCGTTCAAGTCCAAAGGCTGAGTGCCTGTAGCGTCATACTGCGGATTGGTATGCGGCGTAAGAACCGTCTCGACCGTGAAAGTATGCTTGTAATACTTGGGGATGATCCTGTCGTCCCCGTACACAGGCTCGACTTGAAATTTGAAACTTATCGCGGAATTGAAAACGTAGCTTCCGTATGTAATGAACGTGTCCACAGATGTCACGTTTCCATTTACGGAAGCGGACATATCGAAAGCTTCGTTAAGAAGCCAAGGCACCGGTACTGGAAGGGGACTGCCAAAAGCCATTACGGTTTTCCAATCGGAGGTATACCAGGAGCGCCTTGTGGAACAAGAGGAGAAGCTTGCTGCAAAGGATCAATGAACTTTTCGTAATCCTTAAAGAAGGCGGCTCCTGGAGTTTTCGGGGCTGTATTCCCGGCTATCAGGTTAGCCGCTTTCAATATAGCAGCTAACTGCCCTGGAAGTCCAAACATATTCAAAATTAAAGCTTGATTCCAACCACCTTGCTTGTTGAACAATTGAATGACAGGAGAGATAAATTGCTTGTAGACTTCCTTCATCCAGGTCAGAATTGCGGATACGCCTCTTGCTAAGTCGATAGCTAAAGGAAGTATATCTTCCGCAATGTCTGTCTCTATTTTCTTGAGAATTGTTGCTATTTCAGCTCTCTCAGTCACGTAGCTAGCCAATTCGGGGCCTAGTCGATTAGCCTGCTCCATATCCGCAAACATGGCTTGAACATTAGCCATCGCAGTAGCTACAGCCACTTCTGGATTGTATTTTCTTGCGGTTCTAGCAATGTCTGTAAGAGCATCATCTACCGCTTTTGCCGCAATAACAGTACCCGCAAAAGCCGCGATAACAGCCCCACCAGCAATAGCTAATGGCCCTAAGATAGCCGCAGCTCCGCCAGCAGCGGCGGCAGCCCCTCCTCCACCTGCTGCTGTTCCACCTGCGGTAGAAGCCGCTCCTCCAGCCGCACTAGCAGATCCACCAGCCCCTGCCGAACCGCCAGCACCTGCCCCAGCCCCTGGAGAAGGTCCAGGCGGCTTTGGCGGTATTGGAGTCGAAGGCAGACTTGGTGATGAAGAACCGCCACCAGGACCAGGAGGCGTAGGACTCCCGCCCGGTGGAGAAGCAGTTCCTCCGGGAGATGGCGGAACACCTCCCGAAGAGCTACCTCCGGGAGGTTGATTGACATTAACATCTATGCTAATGCTTGACATTACAAAGTAAACCAGTTACTGCTTCCGACTTGCACAAGTCCAGGCCACGGCAGTGATTGAAGCCTAATTGGCACGTTTCTCAAACGAGCGGCAAACAGGAAGCCAACATCAAAGCCTGGGGGGATTACGGCTGCGGTAATGGTGATGTTCTTCAAAAGAGGATTGACACCAGGAATAGCCGTTCCTGTTAGCACTGCCGAAACAGAGCTAGCCAAACGTCCTACTTGCCCTGTATCGCCTAGCGAGGCATAAGGCCAAAATACCGAACCCACATTAGGGTTGGCTTTTACCGCCTGACCGTCCCCGTTCAATGCGGCGTCGAATTCCTGGAACGTACCTTCCACGGTAACGTCACCGCCTCGGTAGACAAAATCTTGGATAGAATCACCAAGATTATCTCCTTTGATCGGATCACCGTAAGAAGTCATTGACAATCGGAAACCGTTTTCGGTGATTCCAACATTGCGTCCATTGAACGTCCACAAGTATGGACCAGCAACCCATCCACGAGACATGGCTAGCTCCTTAGCTGTTAATCAGCAATTCTCCATTGGTTTCTTTTGCCCCGTATTCGAGTAAGCACTCAGGGCAAGTACAGCCAATTACTTCTGATGTATAGTATCTTGGAAATCCTGGCGTGTTGATGGGTCTACGGTACATATTATTTGCTGTATTACAAGCAAATTTATACCTTTTTCCGTTTAGCTTGGACTCCATAAGTCCATACTTGCTTTCTACGACTAGATGGATAAGTTCACACGGAACCAAGCCACCCTTTAAGCCGCAAGTTGGACAAGGAGCCTCTAAAGAATCAACGTAGTAAGTCCTACGATAATTCTCCAGAACAAGCTTGCATTCACGACTTTCGCACTTTACAGGAATCATCGGTAAGCGTAACCTCCGCGAGCACCGCCAAAACGAACCGTCATGGTGTATCCTACAATAGAAAGCCCGTTCTCGTCCATCAAATGCTCGTTTCGGGCAGTGAACCACTCGTCCGTTACCGGAGAAGGGGAAGGATCACATCCCTGCCACCTAAGATACTCAAAAATGCTATACGGAATATAATCAGGGTACTTTGCCAGAGCCTCGTAAAGCGGAATTTCGGTGAGGCTATCCCCGGTCATTGACACCGCTTTGGCTACCTCCCAGCAGACCGAGCACATACCGGACAACACTTCCGCATACATGACAGGTCCGGTTTTTTTCTGGGGGAAAACAGGGCTTCGCACCGTGTACGTGCAGGAGACGCCCATCAACGCATCCAATCCCACGTTCGAGTCTTCGACCGCTGGAGACCACTGGGAACCGTACACTCCAATGAATCGCGATCCCATGTACGCTGGAGGTCTTCCATCCGGCGATACTTCAATCTCTTCACGGTCGAACGGCTTGAAAGGCAAGCCATCGCGGCTAAGCCGTTCCCTAAGCACGTCCCGAACTGCTAGTACCAAGTATCCAATGTGCATTACAATTTCTCAATTATAGGCTTTATTGCCTTTACGCCAGCAATAATTGCTAGCCTAGTAATTTTGATTTGTGTGTCTTTTGGTAGTAGCTGTCTTAGCTTTGACACCTCTTTGGCGTAAGGAACTCGGGTGCCAACATCCAACTTCCTCCCAACCCAAGACACCTTCTGATCCATGTTCACCGGCACGTAAGCAGCCCCAGCAAGGGTTCCTGGCTCGTAGGACCTCGCCAGACGGCCTGTGTCCCTGTTGATTGACTCAGGAGTCGAGGAAGCCGGAAGACGCAGCATACCGCGTTTATGGGGCTTCTTTTTCTTGGCGATCGTCCTTGGACTCAAAGGCTGCCACTCGTTCCCAAACTGGTCCGGCACCCTCTCCGATCGAACAATGAAGGAGTAGTGTATCAAACGGAACATTTCATGCAAGAAATGTGCTCGGTATACATTTAGAATGTATGTATACCTGCCCGTAGGCTGTCCTCCTAAAATTTTAGGAAGCTCATCTAGTAGCTTTTTTGCGGATTGATAATCCATGTTACCATAGCCATTCTGGCAGGATCTGGTTTGATAGATCTTGCTTTGACGAGCTAGCACCTGTAGATACTTGAGGCTCTACCCGCAATGTCGCTTCTCGGTATCGAGGATCGTGTTCAATATTGGACAACGTAGGAACCATGTCCACAGAAGTCGCAAGCCCAGGTATAGGCAACTGCTGTTGTTGGACTTTTTGCAACTCTTGAAGGATTTGATCGTACCTATTGAAGAACAAGGAAGCATTGCCATTTTTCTGGGATAGAAAATAGCAGGCCATCCAAGTCGCTCGAATGCGAACCCACTTCGAATTCGCCATATCCGAAGAATTGTAAATCTGCCCAGCGTACATATCAATCATTACAGATGCGTCGTCAATGAAAAACTCCAACGAGTTTTCCGGGTCTGACTCATCCTCGATTCGGTAATCCACACCGCACGCGGAAAACAACTTGGACATTTCCGCTTTGGTCGTGTACTGAGCCATTACGGAGCCTCCAAGGAAATGCCAACTTGAAAAGTAAAGTCGTCACTGGGGATCGCCCCACCGCTAATCCCAAGTCGAAATTGAGCACGCCATGTTCCAACTTCATCCAAGTCGGTGGATGCGGAAGTCACAAATCGGATTTTTCCATCTGCTCCGCTGTTTGTGAAAATAGCATTGAACTCCTTCTTCACGCCACTAGGAGATACAAGTCGGATTTTATTGTTGGAAGATCCTGAGATGTTGACAGGTTCGCCATTCTGATCGCGAAGAGTCCTCTCCACCGCAACCGGGTAGGCCCCTTTTCTCAATTTGACTTCGCAGCTCATTTGGTGATCTCTTGAATGAAATTGCAGTCGCTAGCGGAAGTCTCGTAGAAACCACAAGGTCTACCAAGTTCCTGAATGAAATTCAAGTCTCCGGTATCGGTAATTACCGGAGAGCCTAGTTCTGTGTTTGTAGAATACCATCCCCACAATTTTCGGAAAAAGTCAAAAAATCCAGCAGACATTACGAGATTCCCGTTACAGGATCGGCATTTGGATCAGTTGTTAATGTCTTCGTAGCGTGAACAGTAGTACCATTGGTTCGATAGATGTTTAGCACACCACCTACTGTTAAGGCTTTTCCAACACCAGCAAGTACTAAGGTGCATAGCGTAGTTGTTCCAGCTACGCTTTCGACATTAGAAACATTTCTAGTAAGTACAGCATCTGCCACCGTCGTCGCCGAGGGCGGAGCAGTGTAGGACGCATCCGCCAACCGACTGCCCACCGTCACGTCGATTCGAGCAAGCTCCGTCGCCAAATTGGTTCGCACAGCGGTCGCGATTTCGCTCGCCGCATCAGCGGCCAACGCGTTGGCGTCGATGGCCCCGGCCGCGAAATGCTGCGCCTCAATCACCGCCGGTTGAAGCTCATGGACATCGCACGCAATGTGCTTCGAGCCAGTCAACTTTATTTGCACGTTGCTGCTATCGCTTCGCGGGATGCGTCCGCCATACGTACCGGCCGTCGTGTGTCCAGACATTGCCTCGTCCCACACAGCATCCGCGTTCTCGCCAGCGGTCGGGATTGTGGGCAGCGATCCGCCTGCCCATTGCGTGACATTCGCGGCCACGGTAAACGAGAACGCCGAAAGCGTTCTTGTCGAGTACTCCCATACCTGTTGCGCTGTCAGCGTGCTGGTGCCAATTGTCGGCAAGCTTCCGCCGTTCCATTGCGTGACATTTGCCGCGACGGTAAAGCCAAACGCGGACAGCGTACGCGTCGCATATTCCCAGACTTGCTGGGCCGTCAGTGTCGACGTTCCGATGGTTGGCAGCGATCCGCCATTCCATTGCGTCACGTTCGCGCTAACCGTAAAACCAAACGCCGATAGGGTGCGTGTGGCATACTCCCAGACTTGTTGAGCGGTGAGAGTGCTTGTGCCAATCGTCGGCAACGCCCCTCCGTTCCATTGCGTCACGTTAGCCGACACAGTGAACGAAAACGCGGACAACGTACGCGCTCCCGAGTACTCCCAAACCTGCTGAGCCGTTAGCGTCGACGTTCCGATGGTTGGCAGCGATCCGCCGTTCCACTGCGTTACGTTGGCCGACACAACGCTAGTTACGCTGTTGACCGACCCCGTTACGTTGCCGACCAAATTTCCGGTGATAGTGACGCTCCACGCCGAAATAGCCGCCAACCCATCGCTCGCCAGTTTGTATCCGGTCTTATCACTTACGGTTGCCGCTACGGAGTCCGTCACTGCTTTTATGGTCGTATTCGCGAGATTGACAGTCGCGTTCGCACTCGACCAAATAGGCACCTGATACCCAGCCGCACCCGACGCAAAGAGCGCATCGAACACGGGCGGCTCGAACACACAGCACACAAGCCGGACAGGCAACGCACCAGCGACCGCGACGTTGATGATTAGTTCGCCGGTCGTATCCGTATCGGTCGCGTCTAGCGTCGCGTAATAACGGCCGTCCGCAATATGCGTAGCTCCGCCGCTGTTCTTGTTGCTCTCCGTGGTGCCGCCACGCTTCCACAGCTTGATGTCGCTCGCCGCGATCGTCAGCCCGGTCTCG